CCCAGCTATTTGGAAAGCTGTCGATGAAGGCGTCGAGGCGGTCAATCTCGACCTTCCCCAGAGCCAAGCGGCCTTGCAAACGGGTACACGACCAACCGGCCCGCAACTCTTCTATTGGGATAGTCTGCACGATCCATTCGCGGACCCACTCGCCATCAATTTGAGTGAAATCCTTAGACAGTGTGGCGCGCTGATTGGTGTCGAGGGCGGGGCGGTCCATATCACGGGCGGGATAGACACCATATTCGGCCAGCATCGCCGGGGGTATTTCTTTGGGAAATGACACCTGTGGATTTTGCTTGCGCATGGCCGAAATGCTGGTTGCCACTGGCTGCCTGTTTACAAACTTAAATTGTCCCATTTGCATATCCTTATTAAGCGGGTCGCAGCGCAACGGTTACTGCACCACCGGAAAGAAATCTTAGGTCTGATCCCCCCGTCCATGCTGCGGGGTCAAAAGCTCCTGATGACCAATCATAGCTGCCAGCGCCGACTGAAGTAATAGTTTCTGAAGCTGTGATGAAGTCGGACAGGTCAGGGGATGTAAACCCGGCGCTGCTGGCGCTGCAACCAAAAGAAAGCACAATTGCACCTGTGGTAATTGGTGTAATACTAGGGGGATTAACTGTTGAAGAATTTGTTCTTGCATTGGCCGTAGCTGCAACGTCCATCGGAGTTGCTTCATCAACGCCACGGTAAACAAAAACAATTACACCAGCTTGGTTATTGTTTGTCCCACTCAAATCAACAGTGATATCTGGGGTTGCCCCCATCCGCTTGCTGTAAAATAGCGCATAAGTGTCGCGGCTTTGGGAGTTACCAAAAAAACCAGTAATTTGAGTGTAGCCCGATGTTGTAACGCTAGGTACAGAAAAACCACTTGTGAAAGTGTTTCCGTAAAATACTAAAACCAAATCACCATTGCTGGGCTCAGTATCAATACCTCCCGTTAAGTCTGTCAGGGACGTACTCCACGCAGATGATTCGCCGGATGTTGTTACAACTTTGGACCCTACCAAAACAAGGCCGCCACCGGGTGCAGCGCCGCCGATCCCACCAGCCCCCCGGCTATGCCAACCCGCCAGCATCAGGAACCATCCCCGACAAGCGCGCCGTAAAGAACGCTTGAGACCTTCCAGAGGCTTACGACCGTATAGCCAGTGGTCGCAAGCGTGGGTGCCGTACCGCCACCGTTTACCCACGTCACACTAGGCCAAGTGATTGCATATGCAGTACCGTCATCAACCATAATCAGGATGCTCTCCCCTGCCACGAGGCTATCTGTCGGGGTGCTGTTACCAGTCAACGTCCAAGTCTGGATTGTGCCGTTTGCAGGCTCAAGCGCTGGTGTGGTGCCGGTCAGCGCGAAGATATCCTCGACAACCGATCCTGTAAGCGTTGGGTTGCTGATTGCGGGTGATGTTAGCGTCTTGTTGGTAAGTGTCTGCGCTTCTGTGGGTTGCACAAGGTCAGCCGCCGCTGCCGTTACATAGACACTAGCTGCACCAGCCAACGTGATTGCTGCACCAGCATTACTGCTCTCAGAGACTACCCGCGTCAGGGTGGTGCCGCTGGTTGTGTAAACCCCGGCCCCGATCTCCCAACTGGTGCCCTCCTCGATTACATATCGGACGGTATCACCATCAGCCACGCCAGCCGCAGCGAAGGTCTGAAACCCAGAAGCAGCCGAACCAAGCGTGATCGTGCCTGTCCCGGCTGTTGCTGTGGTCATCTTGGCGCGATTGGCAAGAACTGTCATGCTACAGCCCTTTCTGGTAAATTCTTATTGAGGTACAAAAGCCGACCATAATTAAGCACCGCCAGCGGTCAGGACGAACGAGGTGACGTTGACTTCCTGAGCAGCCGTGATCGACACGCTGTCCAGCGTCATGTCACCCCCACCACCAGTGATCGTAACAGTGCCCTGGATGTGGCAAGTGGTGCCAGCGTTGTCGTAGACCCGGAAGTGTGCAGCGGTGCCTGTAGCGTCCGCAGAAGCGTCCTGCCATGTGCCAGCCAGCGCTTTGGTGCCTGCCGATGCCGCAGCCAGCCAGTCAGCAGGAAGCGTCAGAGCGGCAAGGGCCGTGCCACTGTCAGCCGTGGCGCAGGCAGCAGGAGCAGCACCGCTACGAATGCGCAGGATGGCAGTCGCCCCGGTTGCGGTTTCGATTGCGTCAAGTGCGCCATTACGGGCCGAGACGGAGAATTGAAAAGCCATGATCGGCCTCCTGTGTGGGGGTTAAAATTACGGGCTTACGCCCTTGATGCCGATTGCGAAGAACGCGCCGCCGCCGGTTCTCGCAAATTCTATTGCGTTGTAAGTCGGTCCCATGGTGATTTGAACCGACGCAACCGAGGTGTAGCTTTTGATATCTCCGGAAGACACGACCATGCTCACCGCCGTGCTATAGCCGGTCCAAGTTGCGCCGCCATCTGCCGATCTGCGGTATCTGACGTTTGAAGTTCCTTCCCCGGTTTGCTGCGCCGAGGCCATGCAAAGCATAGTTGCAACGCGCCCCAATCCGGTCAGAGTGCCCGCCGATGTAATCACGGCAATATTTAGCGCCGCCGATTGCACCTTCGGCGCGTCAACGGCCCCCTCGCCAATCGCCAGCGGATTATCCCGAAGCGCGCGGCCCTGTTGCAGGGTGATCGCGTTCTCGTATGCAATCGCGGCGTCTGATACAGTTGCGGCGTTGTAGGTGGTCATATCATCCCCTCAGAAATAAACATAAGGCCCTGATCCGTCTGAAAACGTGCCAATCGTGTCATCCATCCAGAACGCCCCGCCCGCCTTTTCCGCGTCCGTGGCGGTGCTGTATGTCGGGGCTGTGGCGCTATCCATCCAGAACCCAAATCGCCCGTCCATTGTATAGGTTTGCGCGGTGAATTTCAATCGGTCGTCGGTTGTGTATTCCGCCGCGCTGACCTGCATCAATTCCGGCAGGCTGGCCCCGTTTTCATCCTCGATCTGTGCGGTCGAAACCCGCATCAATGAAGCCAACTCAACGCCCGCGCGATCCTTTACGTCCAGTTCGCCGCTGATGATCTTGGGCGGGTTGCGGAACCGCGACAAAAGCCGTTCGGTGATCACACTCGCCGCCGCGTCGTCTCCATCCGCGCCGAACCATCGCATTGTGATTTCCTTGATTGCAGATTGATCGTAAGGATCGTTCCCGACCCGCGCGATAGTCGCCTTTGCATAGTTCGCCGTGTCCGTTGCCGATGCCGTCCAGCTAATCGAGCCATGCCACAGAATGATAGCGCTGATCCGCTGATCCTCGCCCCGCTCAAGGCTGACCGTGCCCTCGCGCAGGTTGTTCGCGTCCGTCACATCGTAATAGGTTTCCCCAGGACGCAATGGCGCGTTGACCTTGTACCGGATTGCCCGCGCCGTCACATCGGGGAAGAAAAACACCCCAAGTTGGCACAGTTCCCCGATCAGCTTGCGAACCGCCGTGGGCTTGGGAATGATCGTTTTCTTGATCGTCACGCCTGCCAGCCAAGCATCGTGCTCCGCTTGCCATTCCGCCAACGTGATGTAGGACGCCGGGACGCTGGCATAGGTCACCAGCAGGTCATAAACCACGTCGCAGAACCGCTCGCCCGCATCGAACACCGCGCATAGCTGCACCACGTCAAGGGTTGCATGGCTTGCCGCTGTGCTAGCCTCTGCGCCTCGTTCCGTTAGCGTCAGAACATCGCCCGACCGCGTGAATGCGATAATCTCGGAGCCGATCAAAACGAAGCCGCTTGCCGGGTATTCATCGTCGCCGATGCCCGCTGGCGTGAGCGTTGCGGATGACGCGCCCGCCGTGATTTCCGCCAACAGCTTGCCCGTTGAAACCGCAGGGCATTGCGACTTGGCCTCGTCCGTCAGATCCAGAATGTCCTTGTATTCGATTGACACTCGCCCATCAGACCCCGGCCCGGTGGCCTCGGTGATGACGTAATGCTCAACGGGCATAAACGCCGGATCGTCGCCGACATAGCCGCGCTTGACCCGGCATTCCATGCCGACATAATAGGGATTACGCGCAAAGAACTTGCCCCAATGCGACCCGAAGTCCTCGGGCTTATAGCCGACCCCGGAAAACTGCGCCGCGCCCGTTCTGCGCTCTGCGGCATACGGATCGGTAAAGCTGCCATTATCGTCAGCATTCATCAGAGAAGCCGACCCGTTCGCCCGGACGCCAAGCGCCGTTGTGTTCGGATCAATGCCCGACAGGTTGATTTGTGCGGGCCGCGTTGAAACGCCCGAAAGCATCGGGAAGAACCCTGCCTCTTTCGGCATCCCGTCAACATTCATCACATAGGAATGCGTCACCGATCCGGCGGCGTAATTCGCCTGATCTTGGCATGTCTTGAACGTGTTGTAGCATTTGTTTGGCGTTGCCGCCGAAAGCGCAGCCGTGCAAGGGCTGGACCCGTAGACGCGGGAACAGCGCGGAACGTCAACATCAAAGATCGAATACGGCTTGCGGCCCAGACTACCCGCCATTGTGAACCCTCATCGAGACAGATAGCGCCATCAGATCGCGCGGCCCCGCGTTGTTAGGCTCGATTACCGAACCATCCCGCCAGGCGTAGCTTATGTCCTCGGGATATTTGGCCGGACGCCATGCCGTGAAGAACCCCTGGCCCTCGTTGAACGCCACAATGAACGGCTTGAGCGTGGCGCGGATGAATGCCGGTTCAAGATACTGGAATGACATTTCGCGCTTGGACCCGCGCGATACAATGCTGGACCCCATCAGATTGCCGCCGACCGAAACATTGGACGCAAGGTCAACAATGTTCGCTGTGATCGGAGGCGCAAAGCCGGAATAAATCCGCGTCGGCATGACCGTCTCATTGCCGAAGAACGCAACACCCACCGCAAGCGGATCTGCCGCCGTCAAGCCCGTCACCCTCAGCCGGAAATAGCGCTCGCTGACGGTCTGGAACCGCCACGCAATCGCTTGGTTATCCGTGGGCGTGGTAGATGCGCCCGCCGTTGACCATGTGACAGCATCGGGGCTGCTCTCGATGATTGCAGACGCGTCGAGCGTGAATAGGTTGTGCGATGCAATAGCCGCGAAGGTGATCGCTGTATCCGTGCCGAAATCGACTTGGAAGATTGCCTCTGTTCCGCTCACGTTGGGAAGCCAAAAATCCGCCGTTGTGCCGTTGGTCGCATTGAAGGCATCGCCTCCGGTCAGCGTTGCCGTGCCGCCAAGCGTGGCCCCGGCAGCAAGGTTATCCCATGCGATGAACGGGTTGTTCTGCTCCTCCGATGATACAAGGGCTGCGGCGCGTGTGGTGCTGGTGACGATCATGTTTGCCCCACGTTTATGACATAGCCGTTTTTCGTGCCTGCGTTGATCATGGAGAACAACTCGCCCAGGCTATCGCGCCGGATGAACTCGCCGCCGCCGAACGTATTGAGGCTCACTTGCAGGGGTTGCGGGGCTGCGGCCTGTGCCGTTGCCGCCGATGATCCGCCGCCGCCGCTGCTAGATTGGCCGCTTGATGATGCCGATTTGATCGCGGCCACAAATCCAATCCCCTTAGCGATAACCGCCGCCGCAGATGCAAAGCCAAATGTGCCTTTTTCCAACTCTTTCGCCGCGCCCTGATATGTGGACATAAGAGCCGAAGCCATCAAGTGCAGCCGCAACGCCCCATTGGTTGCCCATCTCGCGGATTTGCCCGAGCCGGTCCTGATGTTCCTGCTCAAGCCGCTCCATCGCCTCATGCTTGCCGCCAAGCGCCGCAAGTTCGCTTTCGGTCGCCATGTTCAGCGATTCAAGGCTTGTCGCGTACCATTCGTCGATAACCTCACGCTCGGTTTGCAGGCCCGCAATCAGCGCCTCAAGTCGCGCGTCGAATTGGCCCTTGATCCCGCCGCCAGAACCACCTTTTTCGCCATCGCCGAGGAGATCACCGAAGCTGTCAACGCCGGGGCGGTTCGGCCTTGTTTTTGGCGCGTTAGGGTCTGCCTGCCACCCATCCCACTTCACGCCAGAAGGCGAGCGCATCAATTCCGTCGGGTCGGTCGGCAGGGCGTTTCTTGCGTCAAGCGCCTTTTGATAGACTTTATCCAACGCGCCCCAAAGCCCGCCAAGCCGCCCGATCAAGCCGGAAAACTGCGCCTGTGCTACACTGTCCAGCGCGGAAATCAGATTGTCGGCTTTTGTCTTGGCGTCGCTGATCGCGACGCCAAATTCATCGGCGGAAATCTTGCCCGCCTTGAATTTCTGATTTGCCAGTTCCATCGCATCAATTACCGCTTGGATTGATGCGGCCCCGTCGCGCTCGCCAGTTACAATCAGCGATTCCCGCAGACGGTTCAAAACCCGGATAGCCTCTTCTGCGCCCGATGACATAGCCAGCACGGCTGCCGAAACCTGCTCGATTGCAGGCGCGTTTTCGCGGATTTTCGCCGGGTCGCCAATCAGGTCGTTAAATACATCCTCGCCAAGCGTGGCTTTCGCCATTTCAAGAGTGCCGAAAAACTCGTCCAGCGTGACCTTCGCGCCAATGATATTACTGGCGAACTCAATCAGCCCGTTAGCCGTCCGCTCAAGCGCAGGGGCGACCGCAGTCGCCATTGTGTTGCCGAGGCCTTGCATGACCATGCCAAGCCGCCCTACGGCGTCGTTTGCGCGTTCCACGCCATCGGATGCGGTTTGCGTTACCGCAATGCCAAAGCGGTTCTGAAACTCAGCAGCATTCGCCGCCGCCTCACCGTAGCCTGACAGCATGTTGATCGCATCACGGCCCGCGCGCCCGAAGACCTGCATTGCCAGCGCGGTCTTTTGCGCCGGGTCGCCAATCTGCGTCAGGCTTTCCGCGATTTTCTGAAACTGCTCGTCAGGGGCAAGCCCTTGCAGATCCCGAATGGACAGCCCCAACTGCCCGAAAGCGTCGGTCTGCGTCTTCGTGCCTTGCCGCAATTCGTCAAGGTTGCGCTGCATCAGGCCAAGCATGGCCGACAGGTTGCCGCTTTGAATGCCCGCCTCGCCCGCGACAAGGCTCATTTTCTGGAATGCTTGCGTTGTCAGGCCAAGCGACCGCGCCTGCTTTGCCAGCACGTCGATATTGGCGAGGCTCTGCTTGGTAAGCGCGACCATCGCCACGCCAACCGCGGCAACAGCCCCCGCGCCGACCTTGGCGAACTTCGCAAGGCTGGCCTCTGCGCCGCGCATCCCGGTTGTGAGCGACGTTGTGTCAGCCCCAACCTTGATTGCAATGTCACCGACGATCTTACTCATAACCGTTATCCATCCAGTCTTTCAGATCATCCCACTCGGTTTCGGAAAACTTGCTTGCGCTGTTTCCGCCCGTTTGAATGTCGATTTCCTCAAGAAATTCCGGCAAGGTCATGTCCCAGAACTCATTCGGGGAAAGCCCCATGGCCCTTGCAGCCCGGTAGAAGCCGTCCCAATCAAGGGGCGGCAATGCGCCCCCGGTTAGGCTGTCTCCGGCGGCGCTTCCGGCTTTTTTGCCTTCGGTTCCGGCATAACGCAGGCGCAGAACAGATCCAGAAAAGCCCGGTAATCCGCCGGATCATCAAAGCCGATCATGTGCGCCAGCGCCTCATCCTCGGTCACCTTGTCGCCCGATGCGCTCAGCAATTCCGCCAAGACGAATGCCGCGTCATTGACCGCGCCATTTCCCGCCGAAACCCGAACAAACACCTCAACCAAATTGAAAGACGGGTTTTCAAGCCGAGCTTTCGCTTCGATCCTGCGGAGAACCTTGTTCGACGGGGTGACAACGTAATCACGCCCGCCGAAAGGAATTGTGATTTCCCGGAACAGCATCAAGCGTCAGGCGTCCAGGTGATCGCGCCGCTGCTTTCAAAGCTGGCCGTGAAAGTCGCGCCATCAGGATCCGCGCCGGAAACCTCAAACGACGTGACGCACCAAGACCCGGAATATGCCCCGATACCGTCAATGTCGAATGTAAACGTGTGCAGGGCCGTCGCGCTGTCCCGTGCCAGAGCCGCCAGAACATCGCCATCAAGGCGACCCTCGCAACTCATGGACATGGAAAAGCTGCCCAATTCGCTCAGATATGCGCGGACCCCGACATCATCCTTGTCGGTAATGTCAATCGGTTCACGGTTGATCGTGATGCTGTCCGTCAAAGCCCCGGCAATCGCCGTGGCGCTGTAAACTACCCGCAGTTTGCGGCCTGAAATTTTCGCCATTGTTAGGCTCCATTTGCGAAAGCGCTTGCCCAGAGCGCAACAAAAGGGCGACAGCGTTTAAGCTGTTTTCTCAAGCATCCCGCGATATTCGCAGACGCCATGAAACGAATTGTCAGAGGCTCGCATGACGTCCGAGGTCTCGCGGTACAGATCAATCGTGCCGTATCCGGTGACGACAAGCGCGCCCCTGTGCAGCCGGTCATAAATCTGGCCTTGGATGTCCTTGGCCTCTTTCATGCTGCCGGATCGGCTGCGCGTATGAATGCGGATCGCAACATCAAAACCGGCCTCTGACTTGGTGTCCCAATAGGCCAGGATGATCGCCCCGACCTCGACATAAGGAAACACCGCCACCGCGCCGCCATCGGCAACCTGTGGGGCGCTGTCATAGACCCGCAGCCCCAAGGCTGTCAGGGCGGTGTACAAGGCCGATTGCGTGTCAAACTCAGCGCTCATTTAGCGGCCCTTTTGCGTTCACGCGCTAACCGCGCCTCAAGTTTTTTAACAAATGCGCGGAGATAGACTTCATCCATATTCGGGCGCATTTCCTGCAAGGATTTCAGAAAAAAGGCATGCTCAACGCCATCAGGGCCTTGGCCGTATTCAAGGTATCGCCAGTAAAACGCCGCAGATCGAACCGTGCTTTCCACGCTTGTCTTTGTTCCGCGTTCCCGCTTTGCCTTGATGCCTTTTTTCAGGTCGCCATCATCGGACGGGGCCTTTTCGCGGGCCGACTTCACAAGCTGACTGGCAATGTCATGCACCGTCGCCCGCAATAGGTTGCGCGCCTCGCGCGGGGCAATCTCTTTCAGCGTCCGGTTGATGCCTTCAATGCCGACGATCTCGCTGGTTACATTCACTGCCCAACGCCCCGCTCTGCCTCAATTCGCAACATCAGCCGCCGGTCGCCCGTGCGCAGAATGCCGCGAATGTTGTAGGCCACGCCATTCCAGATAATCCGGTCTATCTCTGTAATATCATCGCGGTTCCAGACGGTAAACACGACAACGAATGTCGCGGCCTGTCGCCCTTCAATAAGGCTTTCCCGACCGCCTTTTGCCTCCACATTGGCCCAGACTTCAGGATCAACCGTCAGTTCGGCCCATGCCTCGGTAAAGCCACCGCCGCCGTCAGTTGTCGCGGTCTTGCGCTCGAAAGTCACAAGCTGATCAAGTGCCCCGGCGTTCATCCGTACCAACTCACGCGATGATTGTTCATTAGCATATCCACCGCCATAGGCGTTACAGTCAGGGCGGTTTCTGTCACCGCCTCGCGGTTCTGGTACAGATGCGTGGCGATCATAAGCATCGCCATCCGAATGCTGCCCGGAACGTCAGACGCGGCGTCACCGTAGCCCGCCCGATATGTGATCTTGATTGCGTCGGGCCGGGTGTAAGCCAATGGCCACGAATAGCCGCTCTTTGGCGCGATGGTCACAAAATCGCCAGAGAGCCGCGTTTCAAAATCCGGTAGCGTGGCGGTTTGCAGCGCGTTGTCGGTGTCGTAATACTGGACCGAAACAAGCGATTGAAACGGCCCCATGCGCAGCGTCACCGTGCCGGGTGACTGCGAAACCCATTGCGCCCAATCCTGCGTCACCATCGCCCGCCCAAGCGTTCCCAGGCCGTCAACATGCGACAGCACCGCCTCGACGATCGTGGCAATTTGGGAATCTTCTGCCGTAGACGTAACGCGCAACTGCGCCTTCACATCGGGAACGCTCAGAGCGTCAACAGCAGGCGCGGCAACGCGGGCAATGATCACTTTGCAGCCCTTTCCGCCTTGGATGCCTTGACCGCCCTTTCAGGCTCCGCAGAACGAACCGCAACGGCTTGCCCTGCCTCGATCATGCGCAGCGCCTCGGCCTGTGGAACTTCGATAACATCGCCGCGATTTTCCGCGCCTGTTGCTGTTGCCCGCGCCACTAAAAGCTGAATTTTCATTGGGTATCCTTTCAAATCGGCTTAGAAAGCGGGGCCATTACAGCCCCGCCCGGAAACCGACTTACGCCGTGATGAGGTGCTTGACCGCCGCAGTGTCGGCCAATTCGCCGTCAAAACGAATGTAGCCAGCAACGCCAAAGCCGGGCCAAAAGTCCTTGTCCTGCAATGCGCCGATCAAAGGCGAGCCGACCTTGCGGACGTAGTACTTGCCGAAATCACCGAACAGCATAACCTTTTTAGCGGTAGCCAATGACGCTACCGCCTGGTTGATGTAGTAGCGATAGCCCAGAAGCGTACCCGGCTGGCCTTGCTGGACGTTGCCCATCTGCCAGAGGTAGTTTCCGTCGCCATCCTTCAGCTTGCGAATGGCCGAAAGAGTGCTGTCATTGAACATGAAAGCCACTTTCGGGCCGGTCCGGTATGCCGGATCGACCGAATGCAGCAGGTCAATGATTTCATCAGCGGTGATTGCAGCCGTGCCAGTCGCCGTTTTGCCAAGCACAGATGCAGTCACAACGCCATTCGGCGCGCTGGAACCCGTGCCGGTGGTCAGTTGCGTATTGGCGATCCGGCCAAGACGCTCACCCAGCAGATCGCCAAGGATCTGCTCCATCGCAAAGATGCTATCGTCAGCCAGCTCCTTCGATACGCGCAACCATTCGGTGTTATAAGCATAAGCGTCAAGCTGCTTTTGCCCGAACGTCACGTCAGACCCGCCGTCATCCGTCAGCGTGGTGCCTTGGGTATGCGCAACGGCAACAACGCTCGTATCGTTAACGGTCGGCATTGTGATTGTGCCGCCGCCAACCGTGACAAGCGAAGTCGCCACGTCTTCGGAGTACATCGGCCCCCAAGCCGCCATTGACCTGACGAGGATGCTGGCCAGTTCTGTCGGGATGGTGTAGCCACCAGCCGCTGCCGTGGTCGTCTGCGCGCGAATTTCAACCTTGGCATAGCCACGGTCAAGAATGGCGCGGGCTTCTGCGCTCATCTCGCCTTTCTGGCCTTGGGCGCGCAGGTACTCATGGAACGCCGTGCGGTAGTCCATATCGCCGCCGGTGATGGCCTGAGCCGGATCAACGCCGGGGCGCTTGTCCTCACGGGCCTTGCGCTTTTCAGCCTCTGCGGCCTCGGTTGCGCGATGTTCCATCGCTTCCAGCTTGGAAAGGCGCTCAATCTTGGCTTCAACGTCTGAAGCCTCGGTCAGGGCGCGGTCAACCGACTGCTCGGCTTCCTTGCGCTGTTCGGGTGTCGACTTGTCGCTGATCGCGTCAAGCATCGAGCGGGCTTCGGTGACAGCTTTTGCCGCCTGCTCCCGCAGTTCTTTGATAGATGCCATGTTAAAGGCTCCTTCTAAGGGATGTGGCCAGCCGTTGCGGCGGTCAATCCAGCCTTGCCCAAGGGCGGGAATGGGCAAACAGCGGGAGCCGCTGTTATCCGATAAGCTTGCGCTTCAAGCGCAGCCGGAATGCTGTGGCGTCGAATGTCTCGCGCGATGCCGCCAAGCTGCGAAGCGCGATTTCCGTGCCGGAATATGCGGGGGTTGTGACGATAGACACGTCTGCCAGCGATGCTTTTTTAATCGTGCGCAAAGGCGGGTCTTGCGTATCGTCCCACTCCTGAACATCCGGGAAGAATGCAAACGACATTTTGTCCAGATCACCGCGTTTCATTTTGCCCGCGATGCTTTTCACGTCGGGATCTTCGGGATCAAGCGTTGTGGACATTTTCAGCCCGCGATCGTCCTCCGAAAGCGTCAAGGTTCCGGATCGCGTCCGGGCAAGCGGCAAGCCCTCGTGATTGATCAGAAAAACAACGTCATCGCGCCCGATTGCATCCTTGAAGGCCCCGCGCTCGATCACCTCAACGAACATGCCGCCAATGTCAGCCCGCTCACCAAATACCGCAGCGTAGCCTTCAACCTTGATCCCGTCAGCATCCGCCCGGATTTCAGCCGGAATGCCTGACCTGATTTCAAACTTGCTCATTTTGCGCGCCCCCATTGGCTTGCGTGGCCAGAGGCACGGTAGCGCCTTGGATATAAAGCTGATCGCCGCCATCAAGCGGCTCCCTGTTGTCCAGTTCCCGCGCCTCGTTTGGCGTTAGCTGGCCCGTTTGAATGGCGGTGCTGTTGCCCTCCATCCGTGTTTTGTAATCGCCGCGCAAAAGCCCATCTAGGTTGAACTCTGCGATCCGCAAAGACCCGCGCCCGAATAGCTTGAGGTTCATTTCCGCCTCGATCTGTTCCAGCCAGCGCTTGACCGTATGCTTGACCAAGTGCAAATCCTGCTGCTCCGAGTTGCTGAAGGTCGCGCGCGACAAGTCTTGCAGGAACGTAGGCGGCAGGCTGAAAATCCGCGCGATTTCCTCCACAGCAAAGCGCTGCGTTTCCACCAACTGCATCTTTTCAGGATCGGACCCAAGCGGCTTCAATTCATGGCCAAGCGGGATCGAAAGAACCTGCCCGCCCTTTTGCGCCGCATCCCGCGCCGCCTCCGCTATATCATCGCTGGCCCGCTGCGCCGCCTTGCCAGACCCGAAAGGCCCGGTAAGGGCAAATGAAGGCATCCCCCCATTCTTGAACAGCTTGGAGCCGTATTCGTTCGCGTTGTAAGCCTTGCCAATCGCAACAGAGCATTGCCGCAACGGGCTGCGATGCGTGATCATATCCGGCTTCAAGGCGAATGTAATATCCAGCACATCGGCCTGATCAAACACCCGCTCTTTGCCGCCTGCCCTGGTGCTGTATTGCTTGCGGCCATTTGACATCAGTGTAACGCAAGGGTCTTTCATCGGGTAAAGGTCAATCACCCGGCCCGCATCATCCCGCTCGATATAGCTGACAGATCGGCCCTCTGTCAGGACAGCCCACATCATATCAAATCGCCATTGAAAAGACGAAAGCCCGTCATTCACCGCGTCGTGCAGAACACCGACAACAGGGTTGACCGTTGTTGCCCTGACCTTTTTCTTGCCCTTCGGCGTCTTGTCATAGACGTGCAACGGTAGTCCCGCGATTGTGCCTGATATGAAATTCACCGCCGCCCATACCGCAGGAACGCCAATCGCTTCTTCCATCGAAACAGACGCCGATGCGGTAATGCCAAAAATCTCAAGGAAATTCGACGCGGATTGCGTCACTTGGACTTGCCGCTTTTCTGATTTGCCAAATCCAAACATTACGCCGCACCTAACTTGAAATTCTCATCATCCCACGGCGAAGAAGCAACGCCCCCATCCGCCCGCGCCGTTGCAGCCCCAACCGCCATCGCCAGAGCAACAGCCATGTCAATTCGTGCCGTGGCCTTGTGTTTTGTGAACCGCCGCAGATCAGCCGGTGACCGATCAAACGTCGCGGATGCAACCGCAGAACGCAGCGCCGGGTTTACATGCACCCGAATGCGGCCTTCCATAATCAGCGTTTCCAGCTCGTCGATGCTCCCCGGCATCCAGAGTTGAACTTCCTCACCGTCAGCCGTTTCGCGCTTGCGCTTGTTCCAGCCTTGCGGGTGATCGAGGATCGGCAGGCTTGCGCCCATGTCGCCAAGAATGCCCTCGAAATCCCCGATCAGGTAATTGTCATATGCCACGAAATCCAAATCATAGGCGTCGGCATCGTCAAGCAAGTCTTGGGCCACGAAATCAAGCCGGGTTTTCTGCCCCGGCGTTGCTGTGATGTATCCAGCATCGGCCCAAAGGTCATAGGGCGCGCCATCGCGCTCCGCCCGCGCCTGCAAAGTGTCTTCCGGCGTGTAGCCATGCACAAAGGCCGCGAATTTTGGCTTCCCGTCCTCTGTCTGGCCATCCGCAAACACAAGCGCTTTCGCGGTCAAGTCAACCTTGGCCGACAAATCCAGCCCGCCCCAGCATTTCCGGCCCGCAAAATCCTCAATATTTAGCGCGGAATCCTCAATCCTTTCCCACATTTTGCGCGAAATCCAAGCGCTTTCGGCGTCCGTCCATTGGCAGAAGTGCAAGCGCCGGATTCCGTTTGCCTTTGCCGCGATGTCTTTTGCCTGCTTTACCTGAATTGCGAGGTATTCCGCTGTGATCGTGACGCCCAAAAGCGGATTGGCTTTGATCCAGCATGACGGATCGTTAAAGGGATCGTCCTCATCATCCAGCGCGCAAATATAGCCGAATGTCGTGTCGTCATCGACATCGCCCGCAGCCACGGCAACAGCGTGTTTCCGTTCCTGCCAGCAGATGCTTTTCCGGTCGCTGCCAGAATTGGTAATCATCACAAGCAAAGGCTGCTCTCGGAATTTAAAACCGCGCTCAAGGATCTCGATCACGCCGCCGTCCGGATGTTCGTGAACCTCATCACAAAGGGCGAAATGGGGACGCGGCCCGGAGCCTGTCTTTTTTGTTTCCCGCGATACAGGCCGAAAGAATGACCCGCTTTTCATATGGGCTAGGTTGTATTCCCGACCGGGCCCGCCCGATCTGCGAATAACGCGATCTAGCGCCGGGGCCTTGTCGACCATGGAAACGGCGTCCCGAAACAGAATGCCCGCCTGTTCCTTTGTTGCGCCAGCCGCGTAAATCTGCGCCCCCGCCTCACCATCGGCGGCCATGCCATAAAGGCCAATCGCGCCGACCATGGGGCTTTTGCCGTTGCCCTTGCCTTGCTCGATGTAAGCCCGGCGATAGCGCCGCTTGCCCGTCTTGGCCCACTTCCACCCGAAAAGTGATCCGCAAATAAATTGCTGCGATGGTTCAAGCGTAAATGGCCGACCGTCAAACTGCCCATCAGACAACCGCAGCACCGTGCCGCAGAAACCATAGAACCGATCTGCCGCAGCCGTATCCCATACCAGCCCGCGCTTTGGCCCCTCGATCAGGTCCCGCAAGTGACGTGTGCAGGCATCCCGAACGTGCGGCCCCGCTACGATCTCGCCAGCCGTGACCGCTTGCGCGTAGGCTGTGGCGGGATCAGTTGAGGAAGGCATCGGCGGGGTCTTCGCTTTCATCATCCGGCACAGCCACCTTCGACCGATCAACAGGCGTCCCGCCCATCGCGCTCAGCAGCATCCGCATTTGCGCAAACACCGCGACCGGGCATTCCGGGTCTTTGTCGATCACGCTTTGAAGCATGACCGCCAACCCGACAACGCGCCGATCAGACCGACCGAGCCACGGCATGTCTTCGTTAAACTCGTTCCAGATTTCAACCTGCTCGAGCGTGAACCGCTTTGGAGCGGGGCCAAGGGATTTAACCTTTGGGGACGCGCGCCCCTTAAATCTTCCGGGGCTGCGAACATCCGCGCCCGTTGTTTTTGCAACGCCTTCCGGCAGTCTTGGGCGGCCAGCCATTTAAAAAGCCCCATTTTGTGAATGTGTGAAAAGCGG